TCTCAACTGGTGGACGCTGTATCGCCCTCTCTACTCCCTTTGGTGTTGGAAACTGGTTTCATAAAGCCTATACAGATGCCGAGGCTCAACTAAATAACTTTTATCCAGTAATGATTCCCTGGCACGCACATCCAGATAGAGATGACGAATGGTTCGAGAAAGAAACTGGGAACATGTCCAAGAGAGATATTGCTCAGGAACTATTGTGCAACTTCAACGCTTCAGGCGAAACGGTAATTAACGCAGAAGAAATGGCTTGGCTTGAAACAACGGTGAAAGAACCAAGTTATAAAACAGGCCACGATAGAAACTATTGGATTTGGGAAGCTTATCAAGCAGATTCAACATATCTGGTGGTCGCAGACGTAGCCAGAGGTGATGGAGCAGACTGTTCTGTATTCCATATCATAAAACTAGAGACAATGGAACAAGTCGCAGAATACCAGGGCAAGCCCTCACTAGACCTGTTCTCTCAAATACTCCATCAAGCAGCGAAAGAATACGGAAACGCCCTTTTAGTAGTAGAAAATATCGGAATTGGTATCTCAGTTCTTGAGAAATTGATTGAAACAGATTATAAAAACTTATACTACTCGATCAAGGGTACTCACGAGTTCGTAGATTCAAACCGAGGAGAGTCAGATAGCTCTGCAATTCCAGGCTTTACAACATCAACAAAAACACGCCCCCTGATTGTCGCAAAGTTTGAAGAGTTTATTCGCAACAAACTAGTTAATATATATTCTGTAAGAACTTACAATGAAACTAAAACATTTATTTGGAACAATGGAAAGCCACAAGCAATGCGAGGCTATCACGACGACCTTATAATGTCATTAGCCATTGCTTGTTGGGTACGGGATACAGCATTAACAGTAAACAAAAGAGAAATAGAATTTAAAAAGGCTTGTTTAGGATCAATGATAAAAGTTAATACAAAAATAAATACTACAGTTCCTGGCATGCAGGGCTACAACAAGAAAGAAGCCTTAGATGAAAAAATGTTTAAACAGTTCGAAGTAGAAAAACAATACCCATGGTTATTTAAAGGATAGAAAATGGCAGACAAAGAAAAGAACCCGAACAATCCGCAATCTGATTTATTCAGAAAGCTGACTAGATTATTCTCGGGCCCAATTGTAAATTGGAGAACTCAGGCAAATAGGAAAATCAAGAGAACAACTTTAGACAATTACGCCACAAAGTTTAAATCTCTTTCTGGCCAACCATTCCGCCGCAACAACTACTCTCCATTTGAGGTGATGAACACCAAACTAATGGCGCAGCAGAATAGAACGGAAAGATATGTTGACTATGAGCAGATGGAATACATGCCAGAGATCGCATCTGCCATTGATATCTATGCAGATGAAATGACAACACACTCCTCACTTCAGCCAATGCTTAGTATTGCCTGCGCTAATGAAGAAATCAAATCAACACTATCCACCTTATATCATAGTGTAATGAATGTAGACCACAACCTATTCGGATGGTGCCGCTCCCTAGTTAAATTCGGAGACTTCTTACTCTATCTAGACATTGACGACGAAATCGGGATTAAGTCAACTATAGCACTCCCCATTCGTGAGGTGGAAAGGCTAGAAGGCGAGGATCCAACAAATCCAAACTATGTCCAGTACCAATGGAACTCAGCCGGCATTACTTTTGAGAACTGGCAAGTTGCACATTTCCGTATTCTAGGAAATGATAAATACGCCCCATACGGAACTAGTGTTCTAGAGCCCGCACGTCGTATCTGGAGACAACTAGTACTCCTAGAAGACGCAATGATGGCCTATCGTATCACTCGTTCCGCTGAACGTCGAGTATTTTACATCGATGTAGGTAATATCGCCCCACAGGATGTTGAGACATTCATTCAAAAGACAATCACTTCATTCAAGAGAAACCAAGTTGTAGATGCAACAACCGGAAGAGTTGACTTGCGATACAACCCACTATCAGTAGAAGAAGACTACTTCATTCCAATTCGTGGAGGAGAGCAATCAAGGATTGACTCACTCCCAGGCGGACAATACGTCGGTCAAATTGACGATGTTAAGTATCTCCGCGATAAACTCTTTTCTGCTATTAAAGTTCCTGCTTCTTACCTATCCCAAGGCGAAGAAGGAAGCGAGGACAAGACTACATTAGCGCAGAAAGACATTCGGTTCGCAAGAACAGTCCAGAGACTTCAGAGATCAGTAATCTCAGAACTAGAAAAGCTTGGTATTGTCCACCTTTATACTCTTGGCTTCCGTGGCGATGACTTAATCAATTTCAAACTATCACTTAATAACCCAAGCAAGCTCGCAGAACTACAAGAACTAGAGCACTGGAAATCAAAATTCGATATTGCTGGCGCAGCAACAGAGAACTTCTTTTCCCGACGTTGGGTTTCCGAGAAGATTTTCGCCATGTCCGATGAAGACTTCCTACGCAACCAAAGAGAAATCTTCACCGACAGACAATACGATGCAGCCCTCGAAGCCGCAACAGAAGCAGCGGGAGAAAGAGAGGCCTCAGCCCTGGGGGCAGGAGAAAGCCTCGATGGTGGTGATGATGATTTTGATCTCGGAGGCGAAGCCGAGGGCGATGACCTTTCATTAGATGATCTCGGAGGTGATGAAGGTGGAGACCTTGACCTCGGAGGTGATGAAGGTGGAGCAGAAGCAACAGAAGAACCAGTCCTACCAGAGCTTCCAGCAGCCGGCAAGAGAGATGATAAAAGAGACAGTAAGGGAAGGCAACACACAGAAGCTAGTCTCGAACCTCAAGCAAAAGGTAAAAAGTATGTTGCTGCTAGAAGTCGAGGAGGAGATAAGAGAACAGGCCAAGCCGCAAGAACAAGAAGCTTGCGTTACAGCGGCTCAAATATTCCTCTTCCAAAGAGCCCATTTCCAGGATGGAAGGGGAATGGTGGAATGAGTTCGCTTTCGAAGGGTGTTTTTCAGGAAGAAAACACTATTTATACAGATAGGCAAGAAATTGAACTCTTTGAAACTACCTCAGAATCAAAAAGACTTATTGAACAATTAGAGAATATTGGCAAATTGGAGAAGAAACCAAATGAAAATGAAGCATAACAAAAAGAGAAATACATTATTCTTGTATGAAACTCTTCTAAGAGAGTTAACAAAGTGTGTAGTTCGGAAAGACAACGAGAGAAGAATCAAGGTTTTGAACATCATTAAAGAATCCTTTGTTCCCTCAACACTACTTGGTAAAGACCTTTCTCTATACAGAAATCTTGCAGAGACAAAAGAGATGAGAAGAGATGTCGCAGAAAAACTAGTGTTTGAAACACGCATGGAGAAAGCGGCTATAGATGATGACGCACTCTTCGGAGAACACTCAAGACTTATCAATAAGATTAACGCCACTTTATCTCCTGACGTTTTTAATAACTTCGTTCCTGATTTCAAGAACATCGCAACCATTTCTCAAATCTTTAATCCTCATACTCCAGTTAAAAGCCGAGTTCTTTTAGAAGCTACAATCCTGGAAACGATGATTGGGAAACAAGAATTAACCGAGAACAAGAAAATGAAACCAATTTCTTCATTAGCTTACAAAACCTTCGTAAGCAAGTTCAACAAGAAATATGGTGATGATCTGTTAACAGAGCAAAAGAAGTTACTAGGAATTTATGTTGCTTCTTTCCAGGATGATACAGAACTAAAGATTTTCCTCAATGAAGAAGTCGGAAGATTAAAAGAAGAACTAATAAACTCTCTCGACAATGAAGAATTTCAAGCAGATGTCGAGATGAAAAATACAGCAGAATTAGTTATTGAAAAACTAAACTCATATGCTAAAAGCCAGATTACACCAGCAATGGTCAAAACTATTTTAAAAACACAAGAACTTGTAAAGGAACTTAATAACTAATGTCTGTAACCGGTACGATTACTATTACGAGAAAGAAGCAGAAAGTAACACTTGAGCTTCAAGCCAGAAAGACCATCGATGGAAACATTATGATTTTTGATCATGTCGATATGGACATCGTAGTAATGGCCGGAGACAAAAAGAAGATTATTGCATTCCCAAAAGAGACTCTAACAGAAGAAGTATATCGATCACAATCAAGGATGTTCAAATATCTAGCAATTTACGGTCTAGTTGATTGTTCTCTCATCAGAGGTGGTAATGTACACGGAGCACTAGAAGCTCCATTACTAGAATCAACAGAAGTTGATACCGCTAATGTAGACCTAGCAATTTATAACATACACGGATTCATAAAACAAGAAAAGCCATACGAAGACTTCATGGAAGATTACGAAGAAATGGTAAATGGCACATATGCAGATCCGGATGACCAAGATTCAACAGAACTAGGCGAAGTACCACAAGCCGCAGAAAAAGGTAGTATCCGTCCAGGCTATAACTACTCCCCATATTGGATGAGTTATATGTTGGAGAACAAGAAAAACAAGAAGAAGGAATAGACATGAAACTTATATTAGAAAATTGGAGAAATCATTTAGAGATAGTGGAGGAAGAACAGAAGATTGTGAAAGATAATGAAAGTTTTACACTTACACTACCTAGACTACATATTTCTGAACAATGGGGTACCCCTGGTTCTGAAGACAGAAAAATCATTGAAATGTTCACTGCTCAAATTGAAGGCACTACTTTACATGAAAAGCTGAACTCTCTTAATACTTTTATCTCCAAATGTAACGACACATGCATCAACACCAAGAGCGTTCCTGAAATTTTAGGTAGTCTTGTTTTTTTAGATTCTTTGGCAGCTATTATCCACGACTTCAATGCATCAACTGCTGGCTTTTTGTTTGAGTCTTTAATTAGTGCCTTGTTGGGCAGCAGTTCAAAGCAGATTCCGACAGATGGAGGACTATACCAGGATACAACGGATATTATAGACGAACGCGGCCGCCCCATGAGCTTGAAATTTTATAAATTGGATGCGAAAGATCCGAAAGGTTATATATCTGCCGCTCTCCCAAATTTACGAGCGGCTATCATAAAGCATGGCCAACCAATGATATATCTTCTGGGTCTTAAGAACACACAAGATAAAAAGGTAAACTCTGTTGATTTTTATGAGGTGTCAATTGGTTCTAAAAAAGATGGTATTATGGGACAGTTTGATATAAAGGATATGAACCTCCCTATAAAGATCGTAGTACTCGGTGGAAAATATGTAAAAGAGGAAGATCTCAAAAATCCTGGGAAGTTTTTCAGATTACCGGGTGAATTTGATAAAGACAGATATTTCATTGGGTCACTACAGCTTGGTTCCCGAGAAGATCTGGTAAAAATAGCAGAAAACTATGCCGATCGGCTAGGAAAGATGCTGCTAAATATCTACAAACAATTAGG